ACTGTTACCATTGTCAAAATCGATATTTTCAACACTTTGACGTTTTGTTGAATTCCTTACATTATTCGGTGTTATTTTAATAAAATAAAAAATTATTGGTATATAAATTCAACAAACGTCCAAAAAAAAATCCCATTTGGGGATTTTTTGAAGACGTTTCTTAAGGTAACAAATCGGAAATGCCGACATTGACCCTCACTGGAAAGGCTCTAATTTGGCAAATTTGGAAATGGGGATTTTTATAGGGAGATTTTGTTACCATACCAATGGTAACAAAAAAATCCCTTGAAATATGATCAACACTTGGCAATTTTGCTGTTGGTAACAACCTTGTTTTTTTTACTTTTCTTTTTTCCTACATTATGATAACAATAGTTTTTTTGCGTTTTTTACGAAAAAAGTTTATAGCGATTTTCGATTTTGGACATTTATTAAATGTCCATTTTACAATATAGCCACAAACTTTTTTTCTAAAAAAAACACAAAAAACTTTTACACTAAATTAGTAAATATATCAAATAGCAATTATCGTCACATAATATGATCTATAAAACACGTTATGGTCTTAAAAAAAACTATTTCAAAAAAAACAAAAAAAACTTCAAGATTATAAATCCATTTTGTTATCAAAACTCGTCATGTTTTATATATTGTAAAAAATCACCATCGTCTAAATTTAGGTGTTGAAAGTACAGTTCTTTTTTTTAAGCAATCTTATTATAAAAAGTATTTTCCATAATAAAAATATAAAGCAAAATCATCAACTATAATCATATATGTCTGGTAATGATAATCTGGTTAGAGATTTTTTAAATAGATGTAATATAGTGTTTACGGAATTTTCACAATTAGAGGGGATGAATATTCCCAGGGAAACTTTGTTGTCCAACGAAGTTTATGATAAAGTTAAAGGTGATATAGGAAAAATAAAAAAATTTTACAGTAGCGGATCTATGACTAGTTTACAGAAAAATGCAGAAACAGTCCAAAAATGGCCCTTATTAAATCTTGTACGTCAAATACTTAAGACTAATAATTATGTAATGCATCCTATAAGAAAAAGCAACGGATATGCAAAAGATGGGAAAAAAAAGTATTTAAGATTTTTTTTGATAAAACGTATAAAACCAGTTAAACCGGATGATACCAAAGACATTGTTATTCAGGAAATTGCGTAAAATAATGAATATATTTTAATTATAATAAATTAAATGAGTTCATTAAATCCAATAGTTGGAGTTAGTTTATGTATCGGTGCTTTAGGAGCAGGATTGGCTTATTTAGCATATAATAATAATGATGATGAAAATGAAGAAGAAATTAAACCAGAGCCCCAAGAAATTAAACCAGAGCCACAAGAAATTAAACCAGAGCCCCAAGAAGTTAAACCAGAGCCATCAGAAGATGGAAAAAAAAGAACGAATATGCAACAATTTTTACAAGATGCCTATGAAAAAACAAATTAAAATAAATATATATTTACAGATAAATTGTAAATATGTATATATGGCGTTTTGGGGGGATCGTGATACAAGCATTTTCTTTTACGAAGAACCGTATGTAAAATCCGATTATATAGCAGAATATTATAATAGTCTGTCTGGATTTATATATGCAATTGTCGGTATTTATTTTTTAAGAACCAAAATTTATAAAATGGGCCAGACATTAATTGTATTGGGTATAGGAACAGTAGCACTTCATTCAACACAAAGATGGTATGGTCAATGGTTAGATGAATTAAGCATGTTATATTTATCTTTTCAAAGCATACAGTATTTAAGATTACAGGAAAAAAAAACAACATCTCTTATATGGATACCACTAGGATTGTCAATATATATACAATCTTATAATTTTTTATTTATTTTATTATTTGCAGTATGTCAAATTTATATTTTATTTGTTTTGAAAAAACCTATCCCGAAAAAAAATTATGAAATACATGCTTACATTTATAATATAATTTATAAATATGTATTTTTATTATCAAGTATTATATGGACAATAGAGCATTATGGGTATGACTCGACTGATAGTTATCATTTACATGCGTGGTGGCATATTGGTACGGGTGTATCAGTTTTCTTCGGATTAAATGAATTAGTGATATGTATATAATATTTTTTGTTACTTAATATTAAATGTTAAATTTTATGTTAGGATTTGCAAGTGGATTATATGTAGGAACATTCAACCACAAAACATGTAGACCATGTTTGGAGAGAGTTTCAGATTGTTTTAAAAAAGAGTTTGATCGTATGACTGAGTCATACAATAAAAACGATAAGGACGATAAAAAGTCAGACTAATGCAAAGTATTATTTAAATAGAGATGGTATGTCGTATTGTGTAGATCCGTTATTTTGAGTAGTGGTATATTTAGCAATAATTTTCGGATTGTCTTTATTTTGAAAGATGTCTTGGTTATCATATACATTACTTTCTTCATCAATCCAATAAACAATACCTTTAATTTCTTGTGCAAAAACAGTTTTCAAATTATGAGTTTTCTTTTGCTGAACTTCATTTAATTCTCCATGAGGAATACCTTTAATATGAGTTCCGCAAAACTTTTCATCCTTTTTCTTTCTCCGAGTACATTGTTCCTTATTTGCCCTTAAAGCACAACAGCGATCATAAAAAGGTACAATATTTTTAATTCTTTTTCTCTTTTGTAAATCTGCTTTCTGAAATTCCAATGGTTGATAATCATAAATATATTGCATAAGACCAGTAATATCAGATGAATTATTTTCAGCACAATCCATTGACAATACTCTAGATTTTATATCTTCCTTAAATTGTTGCAAATAAGCACGAGTTTTTGTATTAAGTCTTTTTTCCATAATTTTCCTTTAAACCAATAACACAAGATATATTAAAATCAATTTTGTTAATATATCTTAAACCAACTTAGAGGAATTATATTTGCATAAGAAATGGAGCAACTTGTGGTGGTAGTATAAGTGAAAATAAAAATAAGGCATTTCCCCATAATTGTATGGGAAGAACTTTATCCATGGGCAAAGTAGGAAATGAAAAACTCAATAAAGAAATAAATCCATTAAAAAAAACAAACCCTAAAATGATCATAATATATTTATTCATATAATTAATAAATAGATTAAAATATACTGTATCCTGTGTATTGTGGGTCCCAGTTAGCCTTTAAACTTTGCATATCAATTTCATGTATTGTCAATGCATTTATATTTTCTAAATTTTTAGTCACTATATAATGTGTTTGGTTATAATAAATTTCACTGTCTATTTTAAGTTTACTACCTAAAACACTGTCATATTTTTGAGCCCATTTTCCTATAACAGATTTCTTCTTTTTTGTATTGTCATTAATTATAGTTTGGTGATAATGGTCATTTTTATTATTTAATATTACACGACTTTTTCCTAAAAATACGGAATATCTAATAATTCCGCCTTTTTTATACATACCATCCTCATCAGTAATTAATTTATTATTGATTTTAATCATTTTATAATTACTAGACCATCCTCCACGTCTAAATGCCCCCAAATAATCAGTGAAATAATAGAAGGGTCCAAAAAGAGCATTAGTTGATGATTTTAAACCTATAATATATAAATAAGGAAGTTTGTTGAAATACTCCCCATTATATAAAGCAACGGGTGTTTCTATATAATGACCTTTTCTATTTTTTAAATGTATCAAAGATGGTTTATTGTAAAATAAATTATATACCGAAGAATGTATTGGAAAATTTAGTATTTTTTTATGATTACATATTTCATCTATTAAAGTCCACCAGAATTTTTCATTCTTTTTCTTAACAATTTGTTCTGTAGATTTTTTGTAATCTATATTGTAAAATAAATACACTTCGTCATCATACAAAGTGTATCCTATACAATTATACTGTTTGTTAAAAATTTTTTTAACCACGATTTTACCTTCTCCCAATATATTCATATTTTTTTTATACTCCTTGAATGGAAATATACACAAATTAGATTCTTTATCATCACTATTTGGATATTTAAACAATAAGTATTGTAAATAGGGGTATAAAACTTGAGAATATTTTGTACTTTCAATAATTCTAAAACAGCAAAAATTAATATGAGAACCTTCTTTTATTTTAATTTCGTGAAAATTAGTTTTCAAACATTTATCGATAGTATATTGGAAATAATTATCAGTTGATGATGATTTTTTGGCTGAATTTGTTTTTTCTTCCACTTCTAAATTTTTTAAATAATCTTCGGCATTATTGATATTGCTTTTAGTGAATATTTCAGTTATATCATTAGAACTCATAATATATATATATACATTTAAAAAGTTTATTTAGATTATTTTTCTTGGCTTATATTTAAGTTTTCTTCTTAAGTTTTCTTCTTAATTTTTCTTCTTATATTTTCTTTTTCTTTTGTTTGTCTGCCATCTAATATAAATTTTCCTAATTGCTCAACCATGTCTTTATCATTTTTAAAATATTCTGATAGACTAACCAATAAGTGTTTTTTACTGAGGGGTGTTTTGGATTTTGTTTTTGTATATATTAATTCTCCATCCGGTATATTAAATACATCAATATCATTTTGTTTCATTGTATTTACCAGATCATTTGTTAATTCTTTTTTTTGGTTTCTTCTCTCTTTGACCGCTTTTTGCAATTGTCTTATTTCATTATCAATACTTATCCACGCCTTAACATTATCTAATAATTCTTGATTTGCCATTAAATAATATATATATTTATTTATTTATATATATATATTAAATACTAATTGTTTTTTGGACTTGTTTCCAATGTCTTTTACATACTTCTGAATTAAATATTTTTTTACAAGGACACGATGTTCCTTTTTTCGGACCTCTTTTATAAATATATTTACACCCAACATTCAATGGTAAAGTAATAATTATGTTTTGTGGTGGCTTAGGACACGATTCAACTTTTGTTTTTCTGTTGTCTACAATACGTTTGTGATTTTTGCAATATTTTTCCGAACATTTTTTTCCACACCATTCGCCTTTTTTTTTCCCACTTAAAAATGGATATACACATGAGTTGGGTAAATACTGCATCTTCTCAGGATGATTTACAAATTTTGTTTTTAAAAACCCAGTTTTATATGGCAATAATCCACCCTGGATGTTTCTACAATAAGGACATTTAATTTGATTTTTCTTGAGACGAGTTACTTCTAATTGATTATAATGACATTTTTGCTTAGAGATTTCATTAAATATTGACTTGTAATTAAATTTATGATCGCATTGAAGAGTAATATATTCATGTTCTAATGGTAAATTAGTTATTAAACATACATTATCATCAACTTCATTTTGATCTGATAATAATTTATATAATTGACTGTTAAAATCTTCATTGGAAATCTTATTAGACGTATTGGAAATCTTATTAGACGTATTGGAAATCTTATTAGGCGTATTGGAAATCTTATTAGACTTTTTATTAATCTTTTTGTTATCTATCTTCATATAGTCTATGATT